CCTGAAGAGTAAACCAAAGGAATATTATCATAACTATCGGGGGAATCGAATACTACAGTGGGTGGATTTGAAGATGTATATCCAGATCCTGGATTTGTAATTGTTATGCTAGTGGATATATGTCCTGCAGAAACAGTGGAGAAACCAATAAACTCATAATTTAAAATTCCATTGCTGGCAGTTTTCACGCCAACGTCAACTAGTCCGGCAGTTGGAGAATTGAGACTTATTAAAGCGGAAGTTCCAGAATTTATTGACTGACTAGAAGTACTTCCTGATCCAATAAGAACATATGTTAATCCAACACCCACAATAGGAACATCCTGGAATATTGATCCTATTCCTATTGTGTTTGAAGTTGAGTATTGTAATTTATTAAGAACTCCATTTTGGTTATCTACTGGAATGATGGTACTTCCTGAACTAATAGATGAAGAAGTTTCCGTAATAATTTCATATCTATTTGCGGATCTATATCCAGATCCAGAATATCCAACACTGATTTTGGATATAGTGCCAGAAATTGATACTACTGAGGTTCCACCCGCAGAAATAAGAGGTTGATAACCAAATCCTTGAGTTGATGCTACCGAAACAATAACTCCTCCCCTTGGAACACTTGCATTATTAACATCATATGCAGTTGACGATATTGTTCCTGTAAATGCCAGGGTTGTTATTCCTGCATTTTCTGATAGTTTATAGTCACCACCAATATTGACAGTTCCAAGTCTTTGAGGTTCTTGGAAAATGTTGTTTATTAAAAGAACCATTCCTCCAGTAGAAAATCCAGTAACATTAGATCCGGAAGATTTTAAAACAAATTCGGTGTTTATTCCAGTAAACTGTTCAGAAAGACCATCAAAAATATAATTTTTGCCGTAGGGCTCATTTGTATCATCTTCTATTCCCGATCTCAAAAAGACTCTTCCGTCAAATGTGGAACGAGTGGTAATTCCAGTATAATCTCTATCATCGGGTCTATTTGTTATAGTTCCAATCGGAGAGTTTCCATATGGAGCTTCTACAAAGTGAATTGTATTTTCAATGATGTTATAGTTACCAGTAATCTTGGTGACAGTTGATCCAATAGAATGGTTCTCTGCGTTTGTTCCCATCCAACCTCTATCAACCAATAAAGCATTGGTTGATCCATAACCAACCGTGTTTACCTTTACTATCTCATTATTAATTTTTAATAAGTCTCCCCCAAAAATAGAAGTTATTCCTGAAAGAGTCAAATCAACTATATTAAAGGCAGCCGCTTTTGTTAGACTTGAGGTTGTGGAAGTGGAAACAATAGGAGATTGGATGAAATTATCAATAGTTACCAAACATTTTGTATTTTGTTTTTTAGCAGTGAATGAATGTGTTGTTCCTATTCCAACTGAAGTAATTGTAAGAGGTTCTGGGATTGCTTTCAGTGCATTCTCCGCACTTGCTGCCAATCTTATGTCTAAATCATTTAACTTCACTACAAATACTGACGAAGGTAATAAATCTGTGGATCCAATTCCGGGGATTGATGTTGTTGCAATTCCAATAGGACTACCATTCCCTTCGCTATAAACAATTTCTTCACCAGTTACATAAAAATGCTTTGGAATTCTTACTGAATTATTTGCGACATTTACAATTGTTGTATCTGATGCATCAAAAACTCTTTGGAAGATTGGTATTTGTTTATGTTTTAAATCAAATGATCTCTTAATTGAGTTATAAATTCCCTCAAACTGTCCATAATCGGTCTCTATATTAGAGTTCCCTAAATCATAAGATTGTAAAGTATTTGCGACACTAACAACTTTCATTGAGTTTTGGTAAACTTTAACCTCTGCGGAAATATTTGGATTTGGAGTAAATGTTAATGTTGTTCCTGTTATGGTGCTAACGCCAACCCCAAAAGTTCCTAAACCTGAAGAAGTTTCTACAACGCCAAATTCAGATAGATATGCCTCAGTTTCATCGTCAACAACAACTATTTCAGAAACTTGATACTCATCATTTGTAGTGTCTTTAACTACGGCAATGTAATATGAAGCTCCATATTCTTTAGAATATGTTGTTATGCCAGTTTGAGTTGGAGTTGGTGAGGAAGAAATAGATACGTATCCAGATCTTACTTCAGTAGTATTGAACGACGATGATGCAGTAGTAATACCAACATTTGTACTTGCAATAGAAACTCTGAGAGTATTAATGACATAAGTAGTTCCCAAACCAACATTTGGGGTAAAATCTAAGTTAACATTTGATCCGGAAATATATGCCGAATAAGTTCCTATTCCTTCTCCTACATATCTAACTCTACTTGTATTTGATAAACGACCATATTCTAAAATACTTACATCAGTTCCATCATTCAATAAAGTTATCTCATCAAACTGGTAATATGTACCATTTGTGGAAGAAAACTGAACTAGAATTTTTGATGCTAAGTAAGTGGATCCAATACCAACAATATTTGTTCTTGCAGTAGTTCCTGCAGGAACAGTGGTTGTAGATGATCTTACATCAACCAAACTACCAAAAGAAGTACTTCCAACCCCAGATGAGGTATCTTCAATTCCATATGATATTACACTAATATCATAGTTATTATAGAAGTAACTTAGTGGGTGAAATTCTAATGTTCCCTCAGATCCAAAAATTGAGAAGTCAAACGATCCCAAATCAACATTAGTTTCTGATCTTGCATACTGATTCAAGTATCCTTCCAGACTATCATGCATTAAAGAAACTAGGTAGATCTGTCTAACACCAGTAAATCTCTTGTCCCTTACATATGTTATATATTTTTTGGACCTAAAATCGGACAATCTAAACGAATCTACATTAGAATAATTTTGTTCTGATGGGAGATTAGAAAACTGACTGCTAAAATCATCTATTAAAAGAACTCTATTTCCTATTGATTGGAACTCATCCTGCAGGGAAACAGAATTTAAAATAATTTCTTTCGAGAAATATTCAGAATCAATATTTAATGTTTTTTCCCTAGCGAGATCAAAATCATATGTACAATTTAGATCAATTTCTGTTATTAAGTCTGCTAATCCAGAAAAATCGCCACTATCTTGAGATGTTGTTATGCCAGTAAATTCAGAATCAACCGATTCAATGATTAAATCGCTAAACTTTTTAAATCCAGAAGTGTGATTGAGATTTCCTATTGCGTCATTCCAAGTTTCATAGTCAACTTTAGATTTTATAGAGTATGAGAAATTTTGATAATAATCATTATTAGAAGTAACCTGGAACTGATTATTTAAAAATCCACTTTCTGATTTCCATCCTTTTCTAACAACTGAAGATGCATTGACAGTATAAACTGCATCAAAATCTTGAACAGTAACAATTGAACCTTTTGCTTTTGAAGTTTCTCCTTCAATTGTTGAATTGACTTCAAAAGTATCACTGGATGATAATCTCAACTCTTCAGTATACTCATTCCAGTTTAATACGAAACCACTTGAAGACCCACTATTTACTTTTTCACCTTTAAAGAATCTATATTTTTCTAAAATAGGATCGAATATTGGGAAATATTTTTCGGGAACAACAATGCCCGCAGAATTTTCAACATCAAAAGTGCCTGGAGATTCTGAATTTGATAAGTAGTTTGAAAGATTATAAACAACATTTGCACCCGATGCGCCATATTGTGGATTTACTGAAGTTAGAGTAAATAGAGCATAGTTATAGTTTTTGGAGTTGTAACCCTTTGAAGTTAATGCAGTTCCAACACTAACACTTTCAACTAAAACTTTATCCCCAACATTGAATGGGAAAGTTTGTCCGAAACTATAATTAACATTTAGTTCAACAGTTACGTTTTTATTCGTCCCATTGAATGTAATATTCTTAATTGGTACTCCATTGGAGTTATTGGTTGGAATTATTATTGGTTTGGTATTGTATATTCCCTCAGTATTTTTTACGATTTCTACTGTTTTTGCATTTGCATCATATTTTAACTCGACATCATTAACAACTTTATTGGTATAAGAATCAATAACCACAAGTTCTGGAGAAACGCTATAATCAATTCCAACTGACGAAACGCCAACACTCTTAAATATCGAGAGTGGATTTACTTTCAATATTTGAGGTAATTTGGAAGATGGACGTAAAGTTGAATCCGCTGGATAATCAAATCCAATGTCTTCTATCTCAACTCGGTTAACTTTTCCAATAGAAATTGTAAGTGGTTCTAAAATAGCACCACGACCTGTAGCAGAAAATACTGATGTTATACCTGGAGAAGTATTATAATATCTACCTGGAGATTTTATTTCAACTGCTTTAATTTCGCCAGTTGTATTTCTAGAATTAGTATAGTATTGGAAGTCTCCGTCAGAACTAGTATACGATAGACTTTCTGGATAATCTAAAATATTAAAAGTAAACGTCGTTTGTCCCACTCCAACTATTTTGTGGAATCCATAATAAGAACTTTGAGATAAAATTAATCTATTATTTGCAGCAATATTATCATTATCTACGATAATTTCTTTCTTAGAAATAAGATTATCGGTTAGATCGACTGGAACCAAGTTGTAGTATAAATCAAAGTCAAGATTTGTTGTCGTTAAAGTAACTGAAGAAGTAGAAGTTACTCCAATTCTTCCAGTTTTAACAACATCAAATTTTGAAGAATTTTCTGTTTTATCGAACTCTTCGGTAAAATCTGAATTTGTGTAGAATTTAAAATCAAATGCTGGGTATGAAAGAGAACCTTTGTTATATGAGAGTGAACTATCAGACAAATCAAATTTAACAACCTGATTAGATATTGCAAAAATTCTTGGATTGACTAAAGATAGAGATCCTGCAGAAGCACTTGCAAAATCAATTACTTCTGGAATATCCTTAGTTGCATTATAATAACTGGAAGATAGTTTGATAGTATCTTTATTAAATCTGACAACATAATATATTTCATCATTTGTTAATCCCCCAATCGCAACAATTGCATTGTAGATTACTTTTTCTCCAGTTTCATAACCGTGATTTTGAATGCTAATCGTATTATTTGTGGTATTAACATCTGATGCGATGAAAGACTTTGGATTTACTACCAGTCTTCTGTTTTTGTCATTGTATTTTACCACAATAGTGGTGGTAATTCCAGGGAGAACATCAAGATAAACCTCATCATCCGTTTTTAGTCCGTGAGTTGACGCGGTAGAAACGGTAACAGTGTTTTTTACAAACTCTCCAGTTAAAACATTAGGATAAACTGTTTTAAAACTGTGATTGACGCCAGAACCGACATTTGTAAAAAATACTGTGGAAGTTGTTATGTTGCTATCAATACCAACAAAAGATCCAGTAGAACCTAAACCAACTTTATATGTAGAAATTCCAATCAAATCATCAGAAACTTTGGCAACGTAAACTGACTGGTTATCTGACAACTGAAAACTACTTACGCCATTATCAGAAACAAATAATGAAGATCCTCCATTACTAGAATAAAGAAGTTCTTCTCCAGTCTCTAGTTTATGTGATGGTAAATAAATTGTTTTCGTTGGAACAAAGATATTTGTGATTCCTGCCCCTGGATTAGAGAAATATAAAGTTGAACCTACTCCAATACCTGCAGATGACCCTAAAGAAACGGATTCTGTTGGATTAAAATATATTTCTCTGTTTAAGTTATAATTTATGTTTACTCCTTTTGAGTTGTCAAAAGTAAACTTTCTAGTTTTTTCATACAAAACTGTGGATGCAGTATGTGCTGATCCAGCAGTAGATTGATAAGATCTTAAAACTTTGATTCTAGAAGATAACCTATCAATTGATAAAACCTTTACTTTCTCACTTTCAATCTGATAAACATCATTTTCTCTTATATTTGGAAACTCTAAAGAACCATTTACATTAAAGTAAGTAATGATACCAGTTGCGGTTGAGTTTCCTACAGGACCGGAAAGAGAAAGAGTATCTGACCTAACGCCTTCTTGGAAGTACTCATTAAAAGAACTAACCGATGTATTAAGACCGGAAATTGATATAATATCTTTGTTTACGAGACTATGTGGATTGGAACAGAATCCAATAAACTTTCCAGTTGAATTCATTGGATAAAACTCAACATTTTGCGCAAAAGTTGATGCAAAACTTATAGAATTAATTTCCTTTCCAGTTAAGTATGAAACTTCAGCATATGCATCGGAACCACTAGTATTTGTATTATTAAATACTACTTTATCTCCAATTTTATAACCACTACCACCAGTAGTGATTCCAATGCCATCCAGTCCAGATAAAAGGATTGATTTTACTTTTACTGCAGGTTCTTTTACTTTTATTGGATTGAAAACAAAATCATATTGAGAATTTGCACTTGTTAAGTTGTAAGGCGTTGTATTTCTTAATAGATTTTTGTCTTCAAACGAGAATAATCTTTGGTCTGTAGATTCTCTAGTATAATTAGATTGATTGGGAACAGACTTGAAAGTGTTTCCAATTAGATATGGGAAAGATGGTTTCTTGAAGTTTTTGAATGCTCCTGATGTTTCTGTGGAACCATTATTAATAGTTGCAAAATATGCATAAGTTCCATTTGGAAACTCTGGGGTTACGCAAAATCTTCCATTATGTTCATCCAAATCACCTGAATTATTAAATTGATAATCATCTACAAAAAATCCTTCTGGGTAAATTTTTTGACCTGATGATGATACTGGATCTGGTCTTTCTGAGGATACTTGCTGAACATACCCAGGAATCATCTCTCTAATGTTTCCTCCAGATGGAGTAGAGTATCCATAAGGTCCATATATTGGGTTGCCATCATAGGCCCAACCAATTATTGGTGAGTGTACATTAGAAGTTACTTCTCTATTTCCACTGATATTTAAATCTGGAATGAAAACTTTTCTGCCATTTACATAATCTATGCCAAAAACACTTCTTCTAAGTTTTCTTGGCGCATATAAGTGGCAATATTGCAATCCATTAATTGTATATGAAGATGTGTCAATAACTCCATCATCATTCAGTATTTTATTGGAGTTTAAACTTTTTTCTACTTTATTAACTACCCAAGACTTTATCTTACATTCTGGTTTAAAGTTCCTACCTGCTGGAACGACTTCTAGGAATGTTCCTACAGTGCCAAACCCAACCCCACCATTTACAACTTTAACATCGACTATTTTCCCATTACTGATTATAGGAGTCAAAACTGCTGCAGTACCAATACCCAGCGCACTGATAGTTGGCGAAGAATTGTAATTGCTTCCTCCATTTAAAACTAAAACTTGAGTTATTTGTCCGTTGTTTACGATGGGAGAAAGTTGAGCTTGAGAACCTATACCTAAAACTACTCTAGGTTGTCTTTCGTAATTAATGATTTCGGAAGATCCATATCCAACTCCAGAATTGCTTACGAATACATTAGTAATAGGTCCCCTAAAAACGGGTTCAATTCTTGCATTAAAGTCTTGACCAGTTAATGTTGAGACACCAATCTTTCCTTTTACAGATACAGTAATTTCTGGATAATTGAATACATGAGTTGATGATCCAATAGATGTTAAATTTATAGTTTGCCCTGTCTTAAAATAGAAATCCTTATTGGTTGTAGCGATTCCTACCTGGGAAAGTTTAAACTGATCATCATTTACTTTTGTTACATAGTATGATGCATTATTGGATAATCCCCCAATAACGGATCCAGTAGAGGTATATTTTATCACCTCCCCAGTTTGATAACCATGATTTACTATATTAATAGTATTTGATGCAGTATTAATTCCAGAAGAAGAACATGAAATCTTTTTATTTGAATAATTAGAACCATTATCCAAAATACTAAAACTTGCTATTGCTCTCTTTGGTGTAAATGATTCTAGAATATGAATTCCAACACCATATGAAGTCAAATCTACTGTATTAATACCAGAAACTGCATCATTTAAAGTTTTATGCAGTTTTACATTATACTCATTTTGTACATTTACGTAATACTGGGCATTTGTCGAAATTCCTCCTACTGATGTTTGTCCATCAGTGAGATACGAAACTCTCTCATAATCTCTAAATTTATGATATGAAGAGAACCCAATAGTATTTGCAGTTAGATTTACAAATCCAGCAGATTCTATTGAATTAAAAGAAACTTTATGTCTAAAACTTGTTAGATTTGGTTTTGCGACTGCACCAATACCATTTCCTCCAGAAATAGTCACTATGGGATCTTCAACATAATCAAATCCGCCGTCAATAACATCAATTCTTTCTAAAGATCCTTCAACATGTGCATATGCTGATGCATTAGAACCATTAACATCATATATTGAAATCTCTGGTGGATTAATGACATCATAATCTTCTCCGCCATCAATTACACTTATTTGCTGAATTCCTCCGTAATATACTTTATCTTCAGATTTATAACTAAATGCTTCTACTCCATTGACAAATATTCCAACAGGACCAGATGGTGTTTCTGCATTATCTTCATTATTTGTTGGTACTGGAGTTGTTACATTTTTAATATAACTTTGAGGAGAAAGATCTAAAAATTGAAGTTTTGTTTTTTTGAAAATATTATTGGATACGGTTACTGGTCCCGAAATTGAAACATATTTTTTATTAAATAGATCAGATCTGCTGTTTGATAGTTTGATTTTTAAGTCATCTATCTTTTGTACATAATAAGATTTTGAAAGTATTCCTAAAGAATTTGAGGAGTCAAATGGATCAATATATGTTATAGAATCACCAGTATAAAGACCATGATAACTATTTGGATTTCCCGAACTTAAGTCTAAAGTTTCTCCGCCGAAAATTCCAGAGAAAACTATATCAGTTGTCTTTAAATCAATACTCTCATCCAAATAACTTGGTAGAGAATTTGCAGCAACATAGATATCTTCTTCATTTTTCAAATAAACATTTTGAATATTTGACGAATATTGATTCAATGAACTAAAGTTAGAAAACTTTGGTTTTGAAATGACTCTTTCAGCAATATATTTTGTGTTCAGGTTGTTTATTTTTGGACCTTCGACACTTATTGAATTGTCATTGTTAACTCTAACAACCTTATAATCTGTTACACTAGTTCCATCAGAAAAAATTAGATTAAGAGTGTCTCCTAGATAAAATGTATGTGGATCATAAGTTATAAATTCATAAGAAAATAGATTTAAGGAAGGATTTGATGAATTTGGTCCTTTAATTTGCTGTATTTTAAACTTATTTGATATATTAAATATCCAATTATTTGCTAGTTCGTTAGTTCCTCTATATCCTAACGTAACAGTTTTCAAAGGATCTCCCTTTGACATCAAATAAGTGTCTTTATCATAAGATACGTCAGACAATACTCCAGTAATTCTTACTTTTATCGTATTAATTCCAACATTTGAATATGCAAAAGCATTAATTCTAATATCAGTTCCTTTAGGAATTTCTATTGAAGTTTGATTTGTTAATATAAACTGTGTTAAACTTCTATCGTAATAATTACTCGAATATTCTACTCCATCAACTTTATATAATAAAGTTCCTGTTGGAGGAAATCCTATGGTAGAATCTACATCTAAAACTTGACTATTAACTAATATCTTCGAAGTTAATTTTGTCGATGAATGTATTGAAAAGTTTCCAAAGACAGTGCCATTTACTGTAAGATCTTTATTATAGTCACTATCTAAACTTAGAACATAATATGTTTTATCTGATCTTTGAATTTTTTCTACATTTGTTACGGTTCCGTATGCCTTATTGAAGAATCCATCCTCATCTTGATATATGGTGCGATTTACCATATCCATAGGATTACCAGAAATAGATTCTACAACTAAATCTCTGGTGATTCTATATTTTGCATCAGATGGTTTTAGAAGAAAATCTCTTGGTTTTAAAACATCAACATTTTCCCCAAATAAAGCTTTAAAAAGAACTTTATATGAGTCGTCTGTTCCTTTTGCTCTATAATAATCTTTTGCTTGCTTTATAAAAGTTTTTTCATTTAGACCATCAGTAAATTCTCTATTTTCAAATCCTGGAACTAACTGTTTCTTTAGTTTTGTTAGAAACTCTCTCAATAATAAAGAACTTAGATTTTCTACGCGAGAATTATTAGAGTGAGTTGATATTTCAGAAGTGGAAAATACTAACTGGTCGGGTTTATTAGTGGATCTATAAGAGGTTATTCCACTAAATCCTCTTGTACAATTAGTAAATGTAGTATTAGTTTTTCCTTCGTAAAGAATAATCTCAGAATCAATTCTTATTATTCCATTTGCTTCTGGGAATCCATAGGTGGAGGCAACATTAATAGTATTATCTACAAAATCAACATTGCTTGTCAAAAAGGTTGAAGATGGGCTCTGTACAACAAACTCTAAAACATCCCCATTAACTGCTGGTTGAGTTAAACTGACAGCAGTTGATTGAACTGTGAAATAATCTATACTTTTTGTTAACTTTGAACCATTTTTATAAACTATAAGATCTTCAACAGAAAAACCACCACTAATTGCAAAATATGTCTGTGGAGATGTTGGTTTTGCAGTAACTGTTCTACTAAAAAGAGATTCTGATAGATTATCAACTTTTACATATTGATCAATGTTTTGAAGAACGTCAAGTGTCCCTCCTTTTCCTTCTAAAGAATTATAATATTCCTTTAAAAACTCACCTACAAGGGGATATTCTTCCTGTACAAAGTCGGGCAGTTGATTTTGTACAATTGAACCAATTTTGACTCTTGTATTTGACATATTATTCTCTTATAATAGAACCATTACTGTAACTTGTTGTTTTTGTGTATGTTGACCCAGAGGGATCATCTCCAGATGAAATTTTATCTGCTAAAACTTCCAAACTAACATCATTTATACTCAGATTTAAATAAAGATCTTGTAATCCAATTATATCGTTAGATTCTGGTATCGCAGAAATTTCTATGATTGGTTCACCCTCATTTACCACAGTTTCCAAAATATTGATTGCATCTAAGTTAATTTCACCTTTTACATAATTAATAGTTCCCGCATTAGCAACCACAATTTTGTAACGATCTGCTGAATCCAATCTAAAGATATTAATAATACCAGTTATTCCATTTACATCAGGGACATCAGACAAATAAACGGGATCTTCAATGCCATTAATATAGAATCCTGATGATTTTATATTGAAACCATCAATGTTTTTAATGTGAAACTGATTTCCAAAACAAATTTCATATGTTGCTAAACTATTTAACACTGGTTTTAAATCACGTCTCATTTGAACAGTTGTTATATTGGACGTGATAGATTCGTGACTATTATCAATGATTCCTAAAAACTTACTATACTTAAATCTTGCTCCATACTTATTCAATTCTGAAGAATTTGCGTACTTTTGTATATTATTGTATACAATACCTGAAACATAATCAGAAGATGGTGCATTATTGTTGTTGTAATATATCGTACTATCAATTTCAATAGAGAGGTATTTTAGATCTAATATTTCTGGAACGATACCTGCTACAGAGTACTTTTTAAGAGCACTCTTTATATTATCTTTTACACCATTAGAAACAAAGAATCCACCCTCTGGTTTGATTGTAATAAAGACTTTTCCATATTGGGGTGGATCTAAATCTTCTCCGCCAAATACAGAAACTGATTCTGCCTCTGGATATATTTGTGGAATGATTGCTTCATAATCACTTGAAGTTACTGCTCTATTCTGTGTGGCATAAATCCTAGTGGCATATTTTTTGATAGAGTCTACAGATTCTATTTCTTTACCACCACTTGCTGCAATGTTGGTTGATATAAGAGAAATGCCGCTTGTAACATCAAAGTTGTTATTATCTACGATAGTTCCATTAAAAACAAAAGAAGAAACTCCATTCGCAGACTCTCCATTTGTAATTACATATGAAATATCAACAATATTTTCGTTGATTAACTTCTTACCAAAAATGCCATCTCCAAATATAACCTCATATCTTTGATCTTCAATTTCTTGAATAAAGAAAATCTTTGATTCTGAATTAATATCTAAAATATTGCTTGATTGAATATATTTTTTTCTTGGTCCTAGAGATCCATCTCTAACTTCAACGCGAATAAGAGAAGAATCTATGTTTGCGTTATTTAAAATAAACTTTTGATTTGGATCTAGTGAGTTTACTGTATATGTTTCTGTGATATAAGTCCCTTCGTAGATGTCAATGTTACTAAAATCTGCAATTCCACTAATAACGGGAACAGTTATATCGTCGGGAATAGAGTAAACATAACTTGTACCACTAAATGACCCAGAAGTAGTGGATACAATTCCCTTCTTCAGAGTTAATGTAAGAGGTTTTTGTGGAGAAGTTGCTGCAGAAGTATCCACAAAGAACGAAACATTTGCTTTTGATGCCGTTCTAGATCTTGGGGTGTATCCAATACTTCTTGCAATTGAAACGACATTCTCTCTGAGAGTAGCACTATCAATAAAAACCTCATTGCTAATCATATTAGCATTGTATGAGGAAATGTATGTATTATACGCTAGAACGTCTAAAATTATAGAAAGATTGGATCCTTCAAAATCATAATCAGTAAAGTTTGAGTTCGATCTCAGATAATCTCTGATCGAAGTCTTGATTTGATCGAAATCTAGGTTTGTAAAATTAACTAGTGCCATTATCGTGTTGGTTGTAATGCAAATGTTAACTGTTGGGGTAATACATCAACACCAACTATGTAATAACTAACATTCACGCTAAATTCGTAATCATCATAATTTGGGGTGACTACAACATCAATTAAATCAACTCTTGGTTCATAATTTTCAATAGTGTTTCTGATTTCATCGCGAAGTATAGAAGCACTAATGTCATCGATATTTTCAAAAAGAGACTGATTTACCTTGGATCCAAGATTTTGATTAAAAAATCTTTCTCCTGGTTGAGTCAAAACTAGATTACGTATTGAACGCGCAATTGCAGTCTCATTTTTAATCGCAATCAAATCATAATTCAGGGGATTAACCTGAAAGGATAAACTAATGTCTTTAAATGCTTTGCTTATCCTTTCAGAAGGCATAAGAAATGATGATAATTTTATTAATCTATCTTATTTATTACCGATTTTTTGATTCATAAAGGGGTTCTGTCCCATATTCCCAATCATCGTAGTCTTCATCATTGCGAATTTTTTCATGAATTTCATTTTGGTGATAAAAATCATGTTTTTTTGGGTTTAAATCGTCATTTGCGATCTCTCTAAGCATTTTTTGATCCATTTTTGCTCCTGATTATTGAAAATCAGAACTTTTTACGGGGTTGCTATCCCGAGTATCGATGTAAAATCCTTTTCTTAGATAATCTTCGTCGCTAATAAAAGTAAAATTATCTATTTCTTTTATTTTTTCTCCTTTCCAGACTGGAATTGCAACAGAATTGCCATAACGAAAATCTGGATTGCGTCTAAAATGAACCTCAATGAGTTTGTTTCCTATAAATTCGCAGTTAATCCACTCATAGTTGCCCTTTAAGTCTTTTAATATGTCGGGAAATTCAACTTTTAAGTCTATTTTAGTCCATTTTTCCCATTTGTACAATGAATTATTAACATTTCTTTCTCCCAATACTACTAGTTCTACTTTTTTATCTCTAAAATCAACACTCAAATGATCTCCATAGAACCTTTGGCACCAGAATTCTGATGGATGAAAGTTATCTGTATACTTGTAAATCCATTCAATACGAGAAAATCGTCCCATACCAAGTAAATTAATACTTGGTCGGACGATATAATGGTCTGGAGATGGAACAGGAGTTCCTACAGGACCACACAGATACCTCAGAGAGCGTGATAAAAATAATTTGTTATATACCCATAGATCATCATTATGAATTGAGTTCCATTCATCTATTGGGTCTGCATAGTACATAGTTTGAATCCTGATGGATTATTTCTATGAAGAGTATAATTCTTCTGAATGCGAATGTCAGAGTTTTTAAAAGTCCAACATTCTCCATTACTATCTAGAAAGACAACCCATTCCAAATCGTGTTCTTGCGAACGATCGATTACAAAAAAAGCCCAACCATTACCTTTGGGGGTAACAACTGGGATTTGAGGATTAAGTTGAATCACCGTCCTTGACCGCGATACTTTTTCTTACGTCCATTACGAGAGGTTGCACTTAGCAATGTACGAGGAGAACGTCCTTGACGAGTTTTCTTGGGTGCTCCTGCTTCGAAAATAGTCTTATTAGATCCGCCTTTAGCCATTAGATTTCCTCCATTTCAATTAGATTAGGATCAATATCTTCTCCCGAGTAAAAACGCTCTGAGAGATCTTGAAGAATCTCAGCACAGTCTTCTGCACTGAGATCTTTATAAATTGTACGACCTTTATAAGAAAGATTGTAAAGTTTGTTCATCAGATAATACGAGTCTTTTCGTGGCCAACACGAATACGAGGATCGCACCAGACTTCAAAGCCCGCTGCTTTTGCATCAAGACAGAATGAAACATCCTCACCACACATATCCTGAACATTGCCAGAATCAAAGACTTGCATCTTTGGAGCAAACCAAG